TTTCATACTATTTCCTTCTATTAACCTCTTCTTTAATGTCCATGAGGTTGTTTAATAAATAATCAGTTGTACTGTTACCCTTTAACTTTCTAAATCTTCGGTGTGTACTTGGTCGTGCATACAGGGGACGTTTTCTATCTACTTTTTCTTTTTTCATACTAGAAGACTGGATTATCGAGAGGGTTTTTATAAGCGTTATCTATTGCTTTTGTAAACTCAGACTTTGGAATGAGAGCTTCAAGGTTTTTGATTTTGTCTTGCAAAAGTTGAAGGTAGCTGTCTTCTACAATCGAATAGCCCGGATATTTCTTGTCATCTTTCATTCCTTCGTTCTTCAATTCCCCAGAAAGGAAGTTTCCAAAGTCTCCTGTTTTTAACCATAGAGCACCGACTGTTGCTTTTTCTTTATAGTCTGATGTTGCCGCGATAATCGCGTGCGATGGCATTTTTCCCACAATAGGGGTGTCCATTAGCTTTTTAAGTGAAATCTTTTTGTAAATCATAATTAGAAGTTTAATGTTTCATCGTAACCTACTGGGTTGTCACCTGACGCTTGTTTTGCCTCTTTTCCGTGTGTATTAGTGCTATCTGCGTCTTTTGTATCATCTATGCAGAAAAGACCGTTTAGGGCGTATTTTCGAGCGTAAGACGATGTTGAGCCGGTGATCTGTGAATCGTTCATGCCTTTCTGGTCTTGTGCCTCACGTGCAAACGCTGTTACTGATACGCTTTCTTTATCAAGTGAGAAAGTTGCTGTCGCTTTCACGTAAACTCGACCTCCTACTTCTACCATTTCATCACTAAGAGTAACGGTTGCGTCTCCGAGTAAAGGCTTTAATGCTTCGAGAATGTCCTCACAATTTCGATATGAGTATTTTCCGAATGAATTGTATTGTCCTTTTGGTGCTTTGAGTTCTTTTTGAATTTTGTTTAATGCTTTCATAATTATTTCTCTTTTCTTATCTCACTCTTACAATACTCTGCGAACGTATCCCATTTCTCTTTAGAAGTACCGTCAAAGTGTTCAATGAATGCCATTTCTTCTACACACGTTCCTATCTCTAAAAGAGTGTCGTTTGACTTGTTAATCTGATTTGCAGTTGCGAGTAAACAAAATGTTACTATGCAAGAAGCAACAAAGATGACTAAAAAATCTTTCATACTATTGATTTTTAATGATTGTATAAATTGATTCGTAACCTGTAAGCTCTGTACTAACTTCTGAACGTCCTCCTGGGATATCGTCACCACTGTTTGAATACTCTGTACGTACCTTTGCACTTGTTGGAGCGTAGACTTCATTGTTTTCATCTACCTTTAAGTCTGTGACATCGTACTCAACTTCTAGCCCTGTTTCATCTTCGATTGTAAGACGGTCATTTATGAGATTTGATAGGTCTTCATATTGCTCGTCTGTTAAATCTTTTACGTTTATATATTTCATAACTCTTTGGTTATACTTATACTATACACGTATAGTATGTACTGTACAAGAAAGTTATCCACAGTTTGTCTTCTTATCTTTATCTATTAAGGTTTTTATACTCCTCTACTTTTCTTTTGTACCACAATATATCGTACTTCTTTCCTTTACTTTCGTTATTCCTTTTTACAATGTTGTCAATGTACTCTTTACCCAGAATCTGATAAAACGCTTGCCAATTTCCCGACTTGTTTATATTGCACGCATAACATTGTAAGCGTAGGTTATCAAGCGAGTAAGACATCTCTGTTGAGCAAGTAGAATCAGTAATGATGTGACCCGTATGAGGAACTTCTACAAAGTGCCCGCAAGTAAAGCATGAATATGAATCGTCAAACTTCCTAAACCTTTTACGTGTTATTTGTTTGCAGAGTTCCCACAACTCGTCTTGCAACTTCTTTAGCTCGCTTTTCTTCTTTCTCATTTGTCTAACTGGCTTAAAGTGTGTTGTATGTATTTCTCAAGTTTTTCCTTGTAGTACAGATCGAAAATACCAACATACGTACCTTTCTTCGTTTCTTCCATAAAAACTCTGTATAACGCACTACGGAGCCTTGTGGCAGGTGTTTTTAAATCACTTACTTGTGCGTGTTCTTCTGGTAATTCGTCAAAGTCTTGGTTAGGACTGAATTGGAGCCAACCTTCTGAACCCTCTAGAGCCATTAAAGCAATAAGTTCAGTGGTCTGAAGCTCTCTCGTATCGAATTTAAGCAAACAGCTCCGGTCCTTCCGTCTGCTTATTGGTGAAAGGACTGCTGGTAAAATTACATTTTTCATACTTTTAATTTTTTCTCTAGTTTATCTTTTGGTGTATGTACACATACCTCTTTTCCATAGTATTCGTTTATGAGATGTACGTTGGTAACACTAGCCATGGTTTTTGGTGGGAAAGACCAGCCTCTCTTTCTGTAATAACTTTTCATTCTTAATACAGACTGTTCTCTTTCTGCCAAAGCAATTTCACTGGCATTTTCTTTGTACGCACGTAGTCCGTCTTTGATTATCTCTTTATGTGAAATACCTACACCTGTAGATTTTATTTTATTCACCGAACCTAATAGATTATTCTTGTCTTTCATATTTCTTCTTCAATTATCTCACTAGCTTCTTCCTGAACGAAACCTATATCTTTTCTTTTGTAATTATCCTTTCTATTTGGGTTCTTTTTTCTAAACTCATCTACTCTCTTTTTTATTTCAGAGTCAGGCATAGAAGGAGGAAGGTCAGAGGGAAATTCTACTTTTATGAGGGTCATGTTATCTTTTTGACCAAGTTATTTCAGTTTCACCACACGTTTCGCACTCGGTAATAAACACCGTAACGTTTTTGTGGACTTCTTTTTCGACTAGCGAGTGACCACTAATGGGAAATCCAATAAAAGGAAACGAATAGAATAAACCTTTTAACCAACAAATTATTTTCATATCTTAATTATACTCTTGTATCTTATTATTTACTTGTGGATAAGTCAGGACTCTCGTTGATTATTTTAGACTGCCTTGCGTACGCGCTTAATGGACTGTTTCCTGCTACAAAACGTGCAAGTTCATTATCCCATTCTACTTTCACAACAAAACTTTCTACACCTAAGAGAGCGGTTACTTTTAATGAATCTCCATCAAAAATTCCTGTTCCATCTGCATCTGTCAATCCAGTAAATTGACATACATTTGTAATTTCACCTGTGGCAACAAGTCTCCAAAAGTCATCCATGAAAAGAGTGTTGCCTGTATATTCCCACGTTCCATTTTTATTTAATCCTCGAAACTTGTATATTCTATTTTGCATATTGTTTTCTTCTTTTAAGTTTACATGAAAAACACACAGGTACTTTAGTCTTATTAGACTTTGTAACAGGTTCTTTACAACGAATACAGGTTAGTTCGTATCTCATACTCTCACTGGTTTATGATAAAACTCCTTACTAACCTTCCATTCTGGGTGTTTCTTTTCTATCTCCATTAACATTTTAATCTCATCTGGTGTGTGGAAGTGACATTTGTCACCTGTAGGTGTGCCCCAGATACTGCCAGTCTTCTTGTTCATGAGTCTGTAATATGTGGAGTACTCCATTTTGAAGTCACTCTCTGGTTGTGGTTTTGCCATATTATTCGGTTAACTTTTCCATTTCTTTCATCAAAAAATCTACATATTCTCTGATATTTGTCTTTATACTTCTTCCCATGAAAGATTGACCGCTTTCCTTTGTATGCATCGTAATGACACTATGGTTTTCGTAATCACTGATGATGTTATTTGTAACTTCATTTAGTTTTTCTTGTGATGTCATATTGTTTATTTGTTAATTTTCCTCTTAAAAACTTTGCTAATCCGACAAGTGTAAAATTTTCCGCACACCCTTCCGCTATCCAACTGGAAAATAATTCTTTTTCATACTGACTCATTAGACTCAAGTTATGTTCTACTGTTGCTCTAAATTGGTTATCATCCATAGAACCTTTTCTAACACTGCAAATTGTGTCTGTTAGATGTTCCTTAATGCTTTTCATAATATTTTAATTATCGTTACTATTTCAATAATGTTTTTAATACTGTCTCCAACCCCCAAGTCCAACTGTCTGCCTTTCCTTTTGTTTTTAATCTGTACTCCTGTTCTTCTTGAAGTTTCTCCATCACTGCATATATCTGTTTAGAGCTAAAACCTTCTAGGTCTTTCGATGTCTTTAGATTTCTTTTTATGTATGTTGTTAATTGTTTGGCGTTCGTGATGTTAAATTTTTTATACCTAATGTATGTCGCAATGTGGTCAAGATATGAACCAGGCACGCTTTCCATTTTCACTAGCTTATCTTCTAGCTTCCATTCCATAGTCGTAATTATGGTTAGTTATTAAGCTGATATTTTTCTGTCTGTTCCTTTCTATCTACCACTCATTGAAAAAATGGTAGATAGAAAAGATTCAATGATTTTCTACCAGTGAATACAGTATACCATTTGTAGAAACTTTAAAACCCCGTTATCCACACCTTTCGTAACTCCGTTAGACGGAAACCAAAGAGAGGGCTAAGGGGTCTTACTGTCACAATAGCATAGGTTGCTACGTTATGCAAGTAATGGTATAATACCAACACGTATACATAACTCTCGTTTACAACGGGTTACGCGCACTAGCATCGTACATTCTGCTAGAAAACACCTAATATATGGGTGTTTTCTCATATGTGGATAACTCACTTGCATATATCCTAGCGTTAGGTTAGTATGTATATATAACCAAATATGAAAAAACTTTATATTCCAGTAGCATTAAGACGAGCCGCAAAAGAAGCATCAGAAAACCTTGCAAAGAAATATCAAGAGCAAGAAAAAATGAAGTATAAAATAGTAAGAAATCCAGGTTATCGTTATGAATTAGTCGAGAATAAATAATATGAAAGATGAAGTAAAAGATAATCCAAACAGCAAAGGGTTTGATCCATACAGAAGAGGGAGGTCATTATGGACTGAATATCTTAATACAAGAGATGTCTACACTGAAAAGACCAAAATGTCTTTTGTAGATTTATTTGTTTATCGCTGGTATAAAAATTATGTTGAGCCTAGATTTGATACACTCAAACATCCTCCAATTATTAAAAGATATGAATAGTAGAACATTAGAAAATATAGAAAAGGAAATAGAAATACAAACGAGATACATTGACTCACAATTAGAAGATCTTGATAAGCTTCTTGAAGAGAAAGATTCAATTATTAGAGAGTTATCTTTAGATAGCTATTTGGAATTTAAGAAAAATAAAGTTACTTATGAATAGATATATAGTATTTTTTTGTGAAGACAATCAGAAGTATGGAGTAGTACGAAGTGACGCTGCTATGTACTCAAAAAGAGAAGACGCAGAAGATAGAGCAGATTTTGTGAGTATGAAAAGTGCCGCGGCTTCTTCTCTTGGAGGAATTAGAACTGAAAAGAAATCCATGTCGTCACGTGAGAATGGTAAGAAAGGTGGTAGACCAAAGAATGTGGATAACTTGTTGACATCTGTGGATAAGTAGTAGATAATGAATATACAGTTGGGACAGAGGAGCGCATTTGGCAACATTTGCGCTCTTTTCCTTTTATGATAAACTGTATACAGTTCTTTCAATGATCGGAGATTTAACAAGCACCTCCATAAAAACGCTCGTTATGAAAACTCCTCGAGTCTTTACTTAATACTATGCTCTGTCCCAACTGACAACATAGTGGCTAGATAAGGACTTGAGGTCATCGGCTCGTTATATTCACTCAATAGGAAACAACACCTGCAAGGGAATGATACTAAGGACAGTAAGGTTTAACCCCACCCACTGGAGTACAGAATATAAATCATTGAAACAATACTCTCTTCTCTAGCAATCTAGCCGGAAAAGGGGGGTCTGTGGATAAGTAAAAAGGATGTGGTAAAATAGAAGTATGAAACTCGCTCTCTTCCTCCTCCTAGAATATCTCTTAATGTTCTACCTGATAAAGCACATTCCGAATGTTTTCACTGCTTTACTCGCTGTTATCCTAGTTTCCTTTACGTATTTGTGGATAAGATACTTACAGTTTTTTAAATAAGTGATATAATAAAGGCAAATGATAATCACTCCGTACTCTAAAAACGCTAAAAAGCATCCCAAGAAACAGATTGAGCAAGTAGCTAACTCAATCAGGGAGTTTGGAATGAATCAACCTATTGTCGTTGATAAGCAAGGTGTAATTATTGTTGGACATGGAAGATTTGAGGCTTTAAAACATTTAGGGTGGTCAAATGATAAGATACTTGAACACGTAAAAGTCCTTGATATTTCAGAAGAAAAAGCTAATGCATACAGACTAGCTGACAACAAATTAAACGAGTCAGAATGGGACATGAACCTTGTAATTGAGGAACTAAAAGGACTCTCTTCTGAAATGCTTGACCTTACGGGGTTTGATAAAGACTTAATTATTGAAGCAGACGAAAAGGATGATGAAGTACCTGAAACTCCAGAAGAACCACAGAGCAAACTAGGGGATTTATATGAGCTAGGAGGACATAGGGTACTTTGTGGGGATAGTACGAAGATTGATGATGTGGAACGGCTGATGGATGGGAAGAAGGCAGACATGGTGTTCACTGACCCACCGTACAACGTCGACTATAAGGGTAGCGGAAAACAAACTTCAGAGGGCATTCTAAACGACAAGATGTCCGATGACGCATTCAACTCCTTCCTCGTTGAAGCGTTCAAACGCATTGCAGAGCACACAAAACGAACCGCCGGGTGGTACATCTTCCACAGCCACAAGACCGCGAGCGACTTTGAGCAGGCACTCAGTCAAGCGGGCGTGGAAATAGATACGCAGCTCATATGGAACAAGCCTTCTGCGGGAATGGGAATGAACGACTACCGCACGAAGCATGAACCGTTTTTTTACGCCTACCTCTCAAAGGAAGAGAAGAACTTTTACGGTGACCGCACCGGCACGACCGTCTGGAAGATACCCCAAGACGAAGAGAAAGCATTCAAGTGGTTCAGGCGTCAGCAGGAGTCTCTTGAGCAGGGAAACACAACAGTCTGGACAATGAGTCGTGCAAACGTGAGCGAGTACGTTCACCCTACACAAAAACCCGCTGAACTCCCAGCAGTCGCAATGACGAAATCGAGCAAACCAGAAGACATTGTGCTCGACACCTTCCTTGGAAGCGGCACTACCCTCATAGCATCAGAGAAGACAGGACGTATCTGCTACGGTATGGAGCTAGACCCTAAGTACGTAGACGTAATTGTCCAAAGATACGTTGACTACACAGGAAACAATAAAATAAAGAAGAACGGACAAGAAATTATATGGAAGAAAAGTTAACAGGCATTCAAAAGGCTCAGTTGGCACGCCCAAATGGTAGTTATGAAAATGTGGGAAGACCAACAAAAATGACCGATGAGACTATAATGAAATTAGAACAGGCTTTTGCCATAGACGCAACAGTTGAAGAAGCTTGTAGTTATGCAGATATTTCACGCAACACTTTTTATGTTTGGCTTAAAGAAAACCCAGAATATCAGGACAGAATAGATGAATTACGTCAACGTCCTATACTAAAAGCTAGACAGACAGTTGTAAAATCATTAGAAACTCCTGAAGGAGCACGTTGGTATATGGAACGTAAAAGAAAGAATGAGTTTGCACAACGATCAGAAGTGACAGGACGTGACGGTAAAGACCTTATCCCCGAAACCCTTACACAGGAAGACAAAGAGAAACTTAACTCACTACTAGGTAAATGACCAAAGAGGCTTTAGACAAAGTAATACACGGAACACCAGACGAACGAAAGTATCTTTGTGAACAATCGTTTATTCTCTTTGCTATTTATTACTTCAAGGATTACTTCAAATACTCTTTAGCACCGTACCATTACGACTTCTCTCAAGATTTACATGATCTAACAGACGGGAATATACGTGAGGTAGCCTGGATTGCTTATCGTGAAAGTGCTAAAACAACCTTTGCAAAACTCTTTGTTATTTGGCTTATATGTTACAAGAAACGCTTGTATATCAACCTAGACTCATTCGACAAGGAAAACTCTGAAAGAATCCTATTTGACGTTGCGTATGAACTAGTAAACAACAAGCGATTACAAGCTGACTATGGGGTTATGTTTTCAAAGGAACGAGGGATAACAGATATCAAGCAGAACAGAATAAACAACTTCGTAACAGAGAATGGAATACGTGTTGAAGCTCATAGTACACAGGAATCAGTGCGTGGACGTTTGCACCTTAATCAACGCCCAGACTGCCTTATTTGTGATGATATTGAGACTAACAAGACAAAAGACAGCGCGGCTTACACTAAACAAGTACGTGATCACATAACCGAAGCAATGGCTGGTATGTCACCTAACGGCTTTATCCTCTATCTAGGAAACTACATATCAGAATATGGGAACATTGCGTGGCTCATGGACAGGGCAAAGACTGACAAGAATATACGAGTTAGAAACATTCCTGTACTCATAGACGGACAGCCCGCTTGGAGCTCAAAATATGCCCTCACAGACGAGGAGGCACAAAAGACGGGTAAAGTATCAATTGAGGACAAACAACGTCAATTAGGCTCTCTAGTCTTCTCGTACGAAATGATGAACAAGCCTATTGATGAAATGATGGCAGAGTTCAAAAAAGACTTTGTGCAAATGGAGACAATGGAAAAGGTACGTCAGTTAGATACTAGGTGTTATGTGACCATAGACTCTGCTGTGTCTGAGAAAGAAAGTGCCGACTTTACAGGCATAACAATCAACTGGGTTTCTCCTGAGAATAAATGGTACGTCAAGACATACAGACTTAAAATCAACAGTAAAGACTTAATCGACCATCTTTTTTACATCAAGAAGACTTACAATCCAATGTTTATAGGCTTAGAAGAAACAACCTTTACTATGGCTATCCAACCATTCTTAGAAGACGAGATGAGGAAGCGAAATGAATTCTTTTCTGTCACTCCGGTAAAACACAAAGGCACAAACAAAGAGGTTAGAATACGTGGCTTAATTCCACGATGGGAAAACAAGTCTATTTTCTTAATAGGCGACAACACAGAACTCTTAGATGAAATGCGTGTTTTTCCAAACGGTCAACACGATGACGTTATTGATAGTTTCTCAATGCAGGTAAACATAGCCAAAGCACCGTTTCGTAAAGTGTACGGATTGGAAAGTACAAACAGCGATACAAACCCAGCAATATAATTGCATAACATATCTTTTAGTAATATACTTACACTGTGGCAAAATCTAAATCAGTAACACTCAAAGAAAAAACAAAGACTTATCACCTGGTGATGAAATTCAACGACCAAGTTTTTGAGTGTAATACTGACAATCTTGACGAGTCTATCTCATCTGTTCGCCCTTTTAGCCTTAAAACTAGGATTATTTTCACAATTACTAAAGATGGAAAGACTTGTGAAAGAATAGTGCAAGCGTTTAATGCAAAACAATTATTCAGAAGCAAGCTATTCAGAGGTATTTTTATTCAAAGGCTAATCTTCAAATAAAATGAACGACAAAAATGTTTTCGATTACATAACTACGGAGGAAAATAACTGGGACACACAACGTGTACCTATAACGAAGTCTAAGGACTGGAACATGAAGGAACACATCGAGAGATGTACCAATGTGGCTAACGGTTGGTTTCATCAGGGGAAAAATGACGGATTGAGACCGTACGATGATATTGTCACCCCTATTGTAAATGTAGCTTTTCGATCAGAAGGCTTTGATGTGAAAGATATTGTTCCTTATGTAGATGACGTAAGCGAGAGTTATAAATCATTCCTAGTTAAGAAGTTTCACCCACAATGGGCGAGAAAGAACGAGCTAGACACTTTTATTGATGAAGTTGTTGAATCGTCTGTTATTTATGACCTTGTTCTAGTAAAAAACATAAATGATAAAAAACCTGAGGTTGTTGACCTTAAAACCTTAGCTTTTTGCGATCAGACTAACATAATGGCTGGTCCGATTTGTATTAAACACCAGTACACACCAGCAGAAATGACTGATTTCCGTGGCAAATGGGACACTAACAAGATAGACGAAGCTATAATGATGGCTCAGGCTGAGAAAGAAATAAACATAGCTGGTAAAAGAAAGGTAAAAACACCTAGTAAATACATAGAAGTTTATGAATTACGTGGAGATTTACCAGAGTCATGGATTAAGGAAGAAGGAGACCCTTTTACATACACTCCACAGATACACATTGTTTGTTATTACACAGCACTAGACGGAGAAAAGAACGGTATTACCTTATTTAAAGGTGTAGATAAGCCGCTTAATGAGAACTTCAAAGCATTAAAAATTGACGGTGTACGTTCTAAAGGGCGCGCCTGTGGACGTTCTATTGTTGAGACATTATTTGAACCACAAGTATGGAATAATTATTCAGCGATTAAGATTAAGAAACTGTTAGACGCTGCTATTACTATCTTCCAAACAGACAGCGAAGAATATGGAAATCAGAAACTCTCTGAACTTAAAGACAACACTGTTCTCAAACATGAGCAGGGTAAACCTATTACAAAGGTTGACGGACAGATACAAAACCTTACAGCATTCACCAATTACCAGACAAAGCAGGAAAACTCTGCACGTATTCTTGGATCTGCAAGTGATGCACAACTAGGAACTAATCCAAATTCAGGAACTCCTTTTGCTCTCCAAAATCTTGTTGTTCAACAAGGTCAGGGCTTACATGAATACCGACAGGGCAAAATTGCTACATTCTTTGCCGATGTTCTCTATCGAGATTGGATATTAAAATACCTAGTAGATGAGATGAATAATGGAATTAAGTTCTCAGAGGAGTTGTCACTCGAAGAAATCATCGAAATTAGTGATATTATTGCTCGAAACAAAGCAGAAAGAGAAATCGCTGAAAAGATGCTAGACGGTGAAGTGGTAACTAAGGAAAACAAAGAAGAACTCATCTCATTCTATGTAGAAGACTTTAAAAAAGGGGGAAGTAGACGTTTCTTTGAGGTAGTGAAAGGTGAATTAAGTGACATCCCAGTATCTGTGTTTGTAAACATTAAAGGAAAACAAAAAGACCTTGCTGGTACTGCGGATAAGCTCACAAACATTATTCGTGAAGTACTTAGAAACCCTCAAGCGTTCCAACAAGTGCCAGGAATGGGTAAAATCTTCAACCAACTTCTCGAAAGCTCAAATCTAAGTCCTATTGACTTCACACAAATTACAAAACCTCAAGAATTACAAGAAGAAAAGCCACAAGCGGTGGTATAAAAATATATGAAACAAAATTTAACACGAGATGAAATAGCGAAGATTGAATCGTTTTGTGCTGATGAAAAGATGTACGAAGCGGTAAAAAAGGTATTGTTTGCTGTTATTTACTCTAACGGCACAGTACAGAAAGGGGAAAAGTTAGACACAACAAATGGAGCGTTCCATTTGATTGCAAACGCATCTGCTCAAGGTAAAGCGGTGACAGATGAGGAGTTAGGTCAGAACCTACGAGCAATTTTTGAGGGAGTACATACCGTACTTGACGGTTTTGCTCAATTAAAGACGATTAAGAACAGTGAAAAAGAAGTGGCATCTCCTTACAATGAGGCTATTTAGTATGAAATTTAAAAACATTACAGAATCAGAGTTAATAAAGACAGGAGCAGGTAAAGTTAAAAGTATTATAATCAACTCTCATAATGCAGGGACGATTAAACTTATTGACGGACTTGCAAACGGCGCGGTAGCTACAAGTACACTCACTTCAGCAGGAGCTATGGTTCCAGCAGACTACGCTACAAGTACCCTAACGAGTACTGGTACCGCAGTTGCAAATGGAGACACAGTGACAATTGGGACACGAGTATACACAGCTAGAACAACGCTCACTTATGGTGGACTTGCAAATGAAGTGTTGATTGGAAGTGTTGTAGACGGCTCAGCATTCCTAGCAAATCTTAAAAAAGCAATCAACCTTACAGGTACAGCAGGTACAGATTATGGGCTTGGTACAACAGTGAACACGGACGTTGTAGCGACAACACTTACAGCTACAACCCTTAAAGTATGGGCACGAACTATTGGTACAACACCAAATACACTTGCAACAACTGAAGGGTCAACTCAGCTTTCATGGGCGGACACAACACTTGGAGGCGGAACAGGAACATCAGACCCCGGTGTAACAACCGCAGGAGCAACAGCAACAATTGGCACAACTACTTACATGTTTGTTATCCGTCTTGCAGAGTCAATTGGTCTTGATTCAGTTGCAAACCAAGTACTTTGGGTAACATCTGAAGCAGTAGCGCTTGATAACTTCAAGTCAGCAATCAACGGATCAGGCGTACGTGGTACAGACTATTCAACAGCAACACCTGTAAATGGTGACGTAGTTGCAACAACAAACGGAGCAACAACACAGGTAATCGTAGCTAGAAAGGTTGGAACAGGTGGAAATGCAATTGCAACAACAGAAACTCTTGCAAACTACTCATGGACTTCAACAGTGATGGCAAGTGGTACAGGAACAGACGGCAGAGTTATGTGTGACACTATTACTTTCTCAGCAGTAGCAACTACAGGTGAGCGAGTTATCGACCTAGGGGAGATGAGTTTTGATACAGGACTCCTTGCAATCGTAGGTGGAACAGCAGCAAATGTGACAATCGCTTACGAGTAATTGTCATTAAATTAAAAAGTGGTATTATTAAGGTAACGAGTTCTGATTCTCAAACAAAAATCACAACTGAGTATCATTCCTCACTGAATGACTAAAACAACATCTCAATATGACTATTGAACAACAAGGAAATACAGAAGAAACAGAGGAAGTAGTAGAAGCCCAACAGGAAGAAACTACAGAATCAAGTGAAGAATCTGCAAATGAAGGGAAGGAAACCAGACAAGGTGAATCCCCTGAAGCCAGAAAAGCTCGCCTCGAACGTCAATTAGAACAACTCAAGAAGAAACATCCTGAATTGTACCCTAACCAGACTTCTCAAAAGAGTGAAGGGAAACAATCAAATGGCTTAGATTACGGACAAAAGGCATTCTTAGTGGCAAATGGTGTCAAAGGAGACGTGGAAACAAGACTTGTACAAAATGTAATGCGGGAAACCGGAAAAACATTAGAGCAAGTCTTAGAAAGTAAATACTTTCAAGCAGAACTTAAAGACATTAGAGACTTACAACAGTCGGCAAATGCTATTCCAACTGGAAAACGGTCAGGAAATATGGCAAGCGACAATGTAGATTATTGGCTCACAAAGGACTTCAAAGATGTTCCAGCCGATATGAAAGCAAAAGTTGTAAACGCTCGGCTTCAAAAGAAGGAAAACAAAGGAGTGTTCTATAATTCGTAAAACAACGCCATTTGATTAAACTTAAAAATTTAATCTAAATAACATGGCTATCGTACCTAAGGAAGAGTTCGAGACAAAGCTCCAAGAGCGTCTCTCGGAAAACAACAAGTGGAAGGAAGTTTGTAAAGTTACTTATACAGACTCAGGGATTTTGCATAACCCTTATCTAACAGATGCAACAGTCGGAACAGGAACTCGTGGAACAGGCTACACATCAACAGCAGCAGAAACCACAGACGACACTGTAACGATTGATACTTACAAATACTGTGCTCAACACATTGACCGTGCTGATCTCGCTCAAAAGACATTCTCAGACTGGATGGAAATGGCGGACAATATGGCGGTGATGCTTAATGAAACTCTTGAGACAGCCATGCTTGCAGCTCATGCTTCATGGACGAACTTTGACAACGCAAGTATTGGAGGCGGAGCAGGAAACATTACAGTTTCAGAATCTAACATTGACGACATTATTTCTGGTATCGTTCGTGAAATTCGAGAAGCTAATGGTGAAGCTATGCTCGAACGAAATGGTGGATTTGTTATCTGGCGAGCAGCAGACTTTGAAAAAGTACAGAAATATGCAGCGGCACAAGGTTTTGCAACAGCAGATGATGTACTAAAGAATGGTATCAAACAAGGCTTCAAATATGGAGGTCTCGAACACTACTCATCAAACAAGCACGCGTCAGGTCACGTTTTTGCTGGTGTGAAAAAAGCGTTCCATGTTGGTATCGTTAAGAGTACTTACGGTCTTATGACAGAAGTTCTTAACCCAGTAGTTTCAGGAGCACAGATTTCAGGTGTAGGTCTTGAGTCTCGCGTTGACTACAAATTCAATGCTTGGACAAAGATGGCGCCAATTCTCTTTGACGTACTCGTTGCGTAAATCTAATGGTTGGTTTAATAACTTAATCATATAAATTTATGTCAATAGTAAACGGAGCATTTCCAAAGGTACAAGGAATCAACTTTGAAGCGGTAACAATCAGTCCAGCAGCTACACAGTCACTCGCTAACAGTATCGCCCCTGGCGTGAAATCAGTGAAACTTGGAGCTAATGTAAACGATGTAAACGACTTCACAGTATTACCATCTTTGGCAAGTGTAGAAAACGGTCACACAATCACTATCATTGCAGGAGCAGCAAACTCAGAATTAAGAACTCCAGCAAGTAGTGCGGAAGAAATTAACTCAGAAGATTGTGATGGCACAAAGGAAGCCCTTTTGACGGCTACAAATATCTACACAGCAACCAAGATTGATAATACAATCGGATGGATGCTTGAAGGTAGAACAGCTATCGGAGCGTTCCAAACAGCTATCATCCCTGATTAGCTTCTTAACTCAGGGGGTTTACACCCTTTGGGACTAGGAAACTAGAAATATATGAATCTAACCAAAAAACAAATAAGTAAGTTTTGGGACAGAGTAGAAAAAACATCTACTTGTTGGAATTGGACAGGTCACACTCAGAATGGTTATGGAAGAGTTTCTTTCAGCTTTAAGGTTTATAAGGCTCATAGAATCTCTTTATTTCTTAATGGTATAAGTTTTAACCCTTTAAAAAAGGAAAAAGGGTCTAAAGGAGATATTGTTATGCATTCCTGCGACAATAGGAAATGTGTTAATCCTTCTCACTTGATTTTAACAAATCAGAGAGAAAATATGTTAGATGCCAAGAAAAAAGGTCGAAAGTATTTTGGAGAAACGCGGGGAGAAGGTAATCCTAGATCGAAATTGACATGGAAAGATGTGAATCTCATAAGGAGTTCGAATATGTCTTTATCAAAGTTTCAACAGATGTTTCCTTTTGTGAACAAAGGAAATCTTATGAGTATTAAGTCTTTCAAAACTTGGAAGATTTTTAATCATCAATAATTTATGAATTTTACAGAAATATTAGGCTTAATACGAAGAAACACAAACACTCAAAACACAACTACTTCGAGTTACCCTATTGCTGATAAAACTCTTGATGTCAACAATGCACTCAACCAATATTTCATTCTCGCAAATAGTGCTGCTGGTAACTGGCGACCTGTAGATGACACAAATCAAACAGACTACCCTATTGTGTACGGTGACGTTGTTTCTGGGCAACAGGATTATTCTTTTACTCTTGATGAAAATGGAAACCAGATATTAGACATTTATCGAGTACGAATGAAAGACCCTAATGGAGTTTGGTTTACGCTAAAACAAATTGATCAGTCTCTCATAACAGACTCCCAACTCGACATAACCCTTACAGGGACACCAAGAGAGTACTACTTAAACTCAAATGGTATTTTCTTAGTGCAAAAACCTAACTACGCTTCTACGGACGGTTTAGAAATAAGTGTAAACCGAACATCGACTTACTTTACAACAAGTGACACAACTAAAAAAGCAGGTATTCCGTGGGTATTCCATGAGTACTTAGCACTCCGACCTTCTTACTTTTACTGTGTACAAAAAGGACTTCCTCAATCTGTAGACTTTAGGAAAAGACTCTATGGAGAGGACGGTAGAAGTGGCATGGAAGGGGATATTAAAAAGTATTACCGAGACAGAAACAAAGATAGGCAGGACGTAATAACAAGCGAGACTGTTTGCTCAATATAGTATGCCAATAACTCCAGTAAACAAAGCAAAGAATACAATCACTCTGAGTAATAATCGTAAAGGTGGTTATGCTTTCTGGGGTGATCCAATCGTTACTTGGGGGGATGCTAATTATAATTGGGGAAGTCCATCATCTTCCTTTGTAAATAAGGTAAAAAACACCATAACACCAGTAAACAAAGTAAAAAATTAACTATGTCAACATTATTTCCAGGAGCTTTAGATGATTCAACGAGTATTCCATCCGAAGGAGCTACTATTCCACTCTCAACTAACCACGTAACGTCTCATCAAAACATTCAAGATGCTATTGAGGCTATTGAAGCTAAAGTAGGTGTAAATAGTTCGGCAGTCACTACTACCCATGACTATAAGCTAGGTGAGGTTACAAGTACTGACAAAGCAGTAGGGAAAACAGCGACACAAACTCTCACTAATAAGACATTAACTGCTCCAGTCATCACTTCTCCTACAATTAACCTTACTTCGGATGCAGAGGGTGATACTTACTATCGAAATAGTAGTGGTGCTTTTGTCAGACTTCCAAGAGGTACTGATAATTACATTTACAAGATGAATGGAAATGTCCCTAATTGGGAAGCAGAAGCCACTATCTCGAATGCTACGTCTACAACGACAGGTATTTCTGAACTTGCTACATCAGCTGAAATTACAGCGGGAACAGCAACGGGTGGTTCTGGCGGACCTCTTGTAGTTACTCCTGACCAACTATTAGCTGCCGGTATTCGACAAACAGACATTCAGACTTTTACCGCAGATGGCACGTGGACAAAACCTACAAACGCTAAATCTGTTCTTGTTCAGATGTGGGGAGCAGGAGGAGGAGGTGCAGGAGGCGCTTCTAATGCCGGCGGCGGTGGAGGGGGAGGAGGTTCTTATGCAGAGCAGACATTTAACGCTGCTGATCTTTCAAGTACAGAAGCGATTGTTGTCGGTGTTGGCGCTGCTGCTACAACAGGAACAAACTCGTCTATCGGGACAACTAAACTTGTTGCCTACGGGGGGGGTGCTGGTACAAATGTCGCTGCTGGTAGTGGTGCTGGTGGTGGAGGGGGAATAAGTGGCGCTGGGGATAGCGGGTCTGGTACATCAGGTGGTAATGGGGGATCTGTTTTGGGTGGTTCAGGTGGTGCCCCAGGAGGCACATCAACATTCGGAGGCGGTGGAGGTGGAAACGGAGCAAATACTGGCTCTGCTGGAGGACAAACAGTGTATGGAGGTGGAGGAGCAGGAGGAGGTGCCAACAACGCTGGCGTCCCTGGCAACGGAGGAGCAGGAGCAGCTTCTTTCTATGCTGGGGGAGGTGGTGGAGGGGGAGGAGGAAATTCAGGAGGAGCGGGAGGAGTATCACAAAAGGGAGGCAACGGTGGAGCTGGTGTTACTGGTACAAATAACGGAAACGCTGGCTCTATTCCCGCTGGTGGTGGTGGTGGTGGATGTGGTACGGCTTCTACTGGAGGTGCTGGTGCAAGAGGACAGGTGGTAATTACAACATACTTCTAATATGCCCATAGTAATTCTTAACAAGTTTGATGGAGGGCAAGCAGATGACATTCGTACTTTTTCAACTGACCAAAACCAAGAATCAAATAATTTTGATATATTTTCTGAACCACATAGATTAAACCCATATTCAGACAGTATTGCTGACACAGCAGATGTTGCAATCGCTGACTCTGAGATTT